CTTCATCTTTATCACCTGTGGAGGACAGCCGGGTAAGTCGTGTGGGATGTACCGCCCGTCTGCCTCCAATTGCTGAGACAAGATGCCGGTATATAAGTGTTATTAAATATTAAGCATCAGATGGTTAGCTTGGCTTCGGGGGCTTCGCCCCCTCGCCACACCGCCCCCCCATCACACCTGTTCCAGTCCAGATTAGCCACCGGGTATGAAGATTACCTAGTTGTTTGACTGAAATCGCCCCTCAACGGTATGTATATGGGCGGAAGGCGCCCGGTACACATACATGCTATTGCCGGATACCCTCATTTTGGGCGTTTTGATGCTGATTAACTTGATTTCTTTGGGTGGGTTTGCCCTCTGGTTGAGAATCTACATCGAACAAGCTCTGATGGACCTCGACGAAAAGCTTGCACTAGCGATTCAAGCTCTGGTTGACAAGTTAATGAGCGGCGGACTAGCAGAATTTGAAGCCCCTAATCCCATTCAGGGTGCGATTGCTCAACTAATTCAAGGAATGGCGCAACAAAAGATGAATACAATTGATGCGACGATAACCGAGCGCGGTCCCAATGGACAATTCACCAGAGCCACCGATTTAGAGTGAAGTTATATTAGCGAGTTCTTTCTTAACACCAGATATGCCACGCAGAAAGAAGCCAAAGCGCCGAAGAGGCCCCAAGACAATGAGCCTCATCAATCTCGCTGAAAGTTACGCATACGCAACCACGATAACCGGTGGCGTTTTTGGAAATTCCCCGGTTGGACTACTCGGATTCGGTGACGCGGGCGTAGGGTCAACCGCCATGACCACCACGAACGGCGGCCTGACACTTCAATCAATCATCAGCGAGCCCGGTTCATCCTTCGATGCGATGCAGGCCAACTTCACTGCGAACTACCAAGCCATGGCTGTGCAGGCAATAGGAATCGGTCTGACCTTCAAATTCGCCAAAAAGCTGCTAAGGAAGCCCATCAGCAACGTCAACAGGAACCTGATGAAGCCTCTGGGCATTGGCGTGAGGCTGTGAGACTATGGCCACTAACACAGTTAACGGAGTACTCGTGTGCAGCGATGGCACAAACATCCCAATGAAGACAGAAATCGCAGAGGGTTCGGAATCCTCTCTGAAAACTGATTCTGTCTATACCGTGTCTTCAATTGACGTGGGCGATTATGCACCCGGAAAGACCGTTACCGCTGGCCTCGTATCGTGCGACAACGGCGTGGGCTACGCGTACATACTCTCGCAGGGCCTTGTGGCTGCAATCGTTCCGTGGAGTGTCAAGGGCGCTGTCTCGGATGGAACACCTGCGCTCTGCCAACCTTACACTCTGAAGGCAGGAGATATCTGCAAAGTGATGTCACAGACTGCCGCAGACAGAGGGTCTTCAGTCGCAGTCTATACCGCCAGTGGAGTTTCAAGAATTTTTCACGCCACCGCTTCTGGTGGGGCGACCAATTCTATGACGGACATCCAAACTGGCAATTCCATCGGGAACACGCTCTTCGGCTCCCGAATCACAAAATGGTTTGGAACATCTGTTGACGGCAACAAGATTGAGACGCAGGGCTTCTATGTTGTCGACGCACTCGGTAACGTCGTCGGTTCTTGCAGTGCAACGAACCCAATCGTCCAGCAACCGCTCTTCTCCTTTGCTTCAACAAACATTGCATTAAATTACGAATTGGAATACCTTACAAACGCTTGAGGGTGATTGAATGCCACGCATGACCAAAGCGGCAGGACGCCGAAGAATGGCGGAGATTCTGAGCAAAGCAAAGAAACTCTACCTGAGGGACTTCATCTCAACCAAAGATCTAGACAGCATTGAAAGAATTTGTAAGATGCGGTCAAAGCAACTCAAGTGAGGTCTCGGCCATGGTGCAAGTTGGTCAATCTCAACTACCAGGATACGGTGGGGTAGCAGGACCTAAGCCGGGGTTTCAAGATAGTCCGTACCAGAACTTCCCCGGCTACAACGGCAATGGCAACGGGGCTAATGGGAACGGGGCAGGGCCGGGACCGTTTGACCCACGAGGCGCCATACAGATACCCGATAACTTCTGGGGGTTCGTCCTGCTGATGATGGGGTTGAAGTCGTAATGCCCGAATCGATATCCCCGCGTGTGTATAAATTACTCAAGAACATAGATTTGGAGAATGTAACCAATGCTCAAGTTACCTCTGTCGGTGATCCCATCACGATTGAAGAACTCAACAGAGAAGAATGCATTCGTCTCATAATCGTGAACCTCGCTAGATTGTCAGTCAAGGCTGAGTGGGAGGGGCTGTTAGCATGAAAGCCGAGGATCGCAGACCGTCAAAGAGGGTCTTTCCTCTGCTTCAGAACCTAGATCTAGACTCTGTTACATTTTCGCAGGTGCAAGGGACAGGGAATCCCATTAGCATCGAGGACATGAATGAGCAGGAAATGATTGATCTGATCATCGTCAATCTGGCAAGACTCTGCGTTAGTGGCGAGTGGACTGGACTTCTGGAAGCCGGTGGTGGTGCTGAGGCACTGGGCGACCTCAGTGATGCGGTGACGACTGCCACGAGTAACGTAGGTCTAGGCACTGGCTCTCTGGACTCCCTCACTGCTGAAAGTGGGAACCAGAACACAGCCTGCGGTATCGACAGCGCCACGGCAATCACTACGGGAGACTCTAACGTTGCTATCGGTCAAGAGGCACTCAAGGCAGGACAAACCATCTCAGGCAACGTGGCTGTAGGCCGTAGAGCGATGGACACCACAACAGAAGCATGGAACTCGGTTGCCATTGGAACCAGCGCAGGAAAACGGTTCTCAGGTGGAACGGGTGTCTTTGTTGCGGTTGGATATGGTGCGGCCATGGACTCAGAATCTTATGGTTCGGTAAATATCGGTTACTATGCCGGAAGATACCAAGAGGGGAACTATGCCATTGCGATAGGGGAGAACGCTTTGTTAGGCTCTAACGGGGATAGCACTGGTATTCAGAACATCGCCATTGGTCGCAGAGCCGGGGTGCTTTTGGAAGATGGAGAGCGAAATATTCTCATTGGAGACCAAGCAGGTGACACGTTGGTAGAAGGTAAAGGAAATGTCATCATTGGTGACGGTGTCGAAACGTCATCCTCTGACACCGACCAAGAACTCAAGATAGCAGGGAATGACGGTTCAACCACTACCACATGGATTCTCGGCGAAGCTGACGGTTCATGCTACCAAGGCGACAATCAAACCACATGGTCTACAACATCTGACAAACGGCTCAAGCGAGAAATCAAAGATGCCACCAAAGGGCTCGATGCGATCAAGGCGATTCAAGTCAGAGACTTCCGCTATCGGAAAGACAACCAATACGGCATGGACCCCGAACCCTCAAGGGTAGGAGTGATCGCTCAAGAACTTGAACAAGTCTTCCCAGAGGCCGTGAAGGAGAACGCCCACGGTCACAAGACAGTCAGCACCGACTCGATCAACTGGGCCCTCCTGAAAGCCGTTCAAGAGCTATCTGCGAAAGTCGACGCACTTGAGGCAGCAGCATGAGCAAGAACAAACCTTCGACCACTATCGAATATGTCATTCGGATGCAGGACAAAGAGCGACAGTTGCTTGAGAGTTATATGACCGCTTACATGATGGGCAACGCCGGGCGCCTGATGGAAGGTATAGGAATCCCTGAAATCACGAAGCAAATGAAAGACCCGACAGAGATGATTGGAATTTTCTATTCCATCGCTATGTTGCTTGAGTTCATGGGAATCGAAACAGGACTACCAACGCCTGCGGACTTTGCGCCATGGCTCCAAGAGTACCAACAGAAAAGTCAAACCATGGCCGAGAAACGCGCCGAGGCGGGTGGCTCCACATCGGTATGGGGTCAGTTCCTTGACACCATGAGAACCGCGTTCGGTGTTGACCCGTCGAAGAGATGGGGTACCGGCGGCGGTGGGGGCTTCTAGCCCCACACTTGAGGGTCATTTTCGCCTAAACTGGCCCGTCCCACATATAAAAGAATGAGGAACTGCGCCTCATACCCTCACCCACAGATAACCGCATAACTCATATTTTGGGGTTAAGCATTTCAAACAGATTTTCATGCCGACGAATTCGCATATACAACTCATTCGTAAGCCCTCTCCCAAACTCGGATAGCCTTCTCAAGTTCGATTTTCTCATTGAGCAAATCACGATATCTCTCCGTCCATCCTGCATGCTCGATGATGGCCTTAGAGAGGAAGGCAGAGCGTCCCTGCTCCCCCTTCTCCTTCTTAGGGATGGTCTCCCAGATGGCGTACGCTTGAGCGGTCAGGTTGGCAGATATTCCGGGCATTCAAAACACCTTCTTCAAAATAAGGTCTTGAACTCTTTTCTTCGCCTTAACCCATCTGCGTTCCTCCGCATCTGAATAAAGAGGAATGATAGCATCTAAGTTCTGTGAATCAACAACACTAACCAATCCCTCCCAAATCTCCTTCTCCATTTCGCGCTGATTCATCACTCCACCTCCGTCAATGTCACGTTGACCATGCGCTTGCAGCAGGGGCACTGAATCAGGTTAGAGCTGTGGAAACTCAGGGGGGTGTCGTCTATCTCCTTCATGAACGCCGCCTCCGAATCACGCCGTATTGAAAGTCACCATAGGAAGCCCATTTTTGACGCCCTTCGTATTTGGGATTTGCACCCTTTCGGGGTTTTCCAAGTATGAGCTCAGGATGCTTTTTCAGGAAACGCTGGCGGAGCCTCTCACAATCTTGGAAAGTGTCACCTTGGATTCGTACCTTAACCTTCATCTTTATCACCTGTGGAGGACAGCCGGGTAAGTCGTGTGGGATGTACCGCCCGTCTGCCTCCAATTGCTGAGACAAGATGCCGGTATATAAGTGTTATTAAATATTAAG